GGTATTCGGTGAGGTCAATCTTCGCCATCGGTCAGCACCTTCTCTCTCGCACGAGCCAGAACATCATGCAGCTCCCCTACAAGCTCCGGGTGCTGCCGGATCGCCGCCATCAGCTCCGCCTCCATCTGGTCAAAGGCAAGCTCTGCCTTTTTCTTCAGATCGGCCCGGACGCGCTTTTCATAGGTGGCGTTCCGGGAAAGGGAAGCGATCAGCCGCCCGGCCTTATCCAGCGGCAGCTCGTCGAACTCCTCTTCAGCGGTACTAACCCGCTGCATGAGGCCGTCCATCAGCACCAGCTCCGCCGCCTTGGTATAGTCAAGGTCGGGGTGGGCCTCCACCGCCTGGGCGATTGCCTGGGTGCGCTGCAGCGTTTCAGCGACACGCTGCGCCGCCTCCCTGGTGCGGACGGCATAGCGCCCGATTGCCGACTTGCTGATGGAGTAGCCTTCCTCCTTCAGCCATTCCGACAGCTCCATGTAGGTGTTGGCCGGGTTTGCCAGCTTCATCTCAAACTGTGATTTGAGAGGCTCCGGCAGATCATCCACGCTGGAATGGATGCGCCCGCGCCGACGCTTCTTGTCAGACATTGACGCCACCGTCCTGGATGGTATCTTCCACCAGGTCGATGCCTTTCTTGGTGAGCTGCACCACCGCGTCTTTGCGGTAGGCATTATAGGCGCTGACCGACCGGGCGGTGAAAGCGATGTAGCCGCCGTCCTCCAGGTACTTGAGGTACTTGCCGATGTCCGGCGTCATGATAAGGTTATCTGCCATGAGCGCGTTGACGATCTGGCGCACCAGCAGCGCCCCGTTGTTGCCTCTGGCCAGGGCGCGCATGATATAGCCCCGGATCGCTTTGTTCTTTTCCACCTCCTGCTCGGTGGTATCATCTAAAAAGGCCATATCTATCCCTCCTTCCTGCCTGCTGAGATGAGATTGAGAACCCGGTCGAGCTTCTGGTCTAATCCGCTGATATTGTGGTCAACGCTGTTCATACTGCGGATAAAGTCTTCCCGCAGGGTGTACACCAAGGGCAGATCGCTTTTCAGATCGTTGAGCTGCCCGGAGAGGTCTTTCAAGTCTTCCTCCCGCCTGCGGGCTTCCTCCCGGATGTCAGCGGCATTTTTCTTGTCGGCCTCCTCCAGTGACACCAGTGTTTTCTTGATGAAGTAGGTCAGCGCCCCCACGACCAGGGTGCAGAGCAGTGACGCCGATGCCCCGATGATTGCGGTGATTTGGGTGACATCCATAGGGGCCTCCTTTACTGCGGCTGTGCGCTGTCGTCGAATACGATGCTCTCGGGCAGCAGGATGGGGTCTGCCTGTTTTACCTTCAGCACCTCATTCTCAATGCACTTCTTCAGATAGCTGTCAAAGCTGCCCAGATTCTCGGTGATGACCCGCTGCGTTTCCGGGCCGATCTGTTTCTTTACATCATTAAATACTTCCCTTCCCAGGGCCACCAGCTCCGCCCGGTCTTTTGTCCCGGCCTTGACCGCCTCCCGCAGCGCCTTGGCGGTGGTCTGTTCCATTGCGCCCACCGACAGGGTGACCAGGCCCGTCACATCCAGGACGGCGTTGTTCAGCAGCTGCCGGGCTTTCTCGTCGGCGATCTGTGCCGTCTGCGCCTGCAGCTTCGATGCTCCCAGGCGGATGTAGTAGATCGCGTATGTCCCGGCCAGCGTGATGACCGCCAGCACCAGGTTTACCAAGGTTTCGCTGACCACGCTCTGAATGGTTTCCATGTTCATGTTTGCGTCCTCCTTTAGACAAAAAAATTGAGAGTAGAAGCGTAGCTTCTACTCTCATGTTACTGCCTTTTCCCGGAAGGTTACATAGGAGGCACTTCCCGGAATTACTTCTTAGAAACGCTTCCGGCGCGCCTTATTCGGGCTTGTTTTCCCCGCCGATGAAGTCAAACAGATCCATCTGGCCGGGCGGCGCTCCCTCGCCGCAAAGCTGCCGAACCCAGCGCTCTGTCACGCCGTATTTTTTCGCAAGCTCCGTGTGGTTATATCCGTTAAACTCCGCCTTGATGCGGATGTCGCGGGCGGGGCGGACGAAACTATCCGGCTTGATGATGTAAATCGATTCTCCTCCCACCAGCTTGGTTAGCCGGTAAAAATTCTCGATCCCGATTTCCTCCGCGATCTGCCTGTACAGTCCATCGGGAAGCATCTCCAGCGTCATGTATTTGATAAGCTCGTCCATATCCCGCCTCCCTTTTGTTAGCCTGCCTTATTCTGGAGCAGCCTGCCCATGACGCCCAAAACCTCCCCGACCGTGATCTCCTGGCCGAGTTTCTTTTCCCAATACTCCGGGCTTTCGATCACTCCGGCGTCTACAAGGGCCTGCAGGCCCTTTGTCTGCCATTCGGGATACTGTGCCGCCTCCGGCTGCTGGGCGGGCGTGTCGGGCGTTTGCGGCGTTTCCTGGGCCAGAATCGCCGCCAGCATTGCAGCCACCTTTGCGCCGTACCCCTTGCCGGGTACCGCCCAGCCCTTGCCGCTGGGATTGTCCGCTGCCCCCAGCCATTCCACATAGGGGGCGCTGCCTCTGCCTACCAGCGAGAAACGCGGATCAACACAGCTGCCCGCCAGGGCCTCGGTGGAAGCGTAGGCTTTGAGATGCTGCACTTGCGCCCGGACGCCGGTGCGGGGATCGGGGAAGGTTGCAGCCTGTCCCTTGGCGTTGCCGTTCAGCGCCCCGATGCCTGCGAAGTTGTTCTGATCCGGCTGCACGATGCCGCCAAACTTGAAATAGCCGGTCTCGTGCAGGCTCTGGGCAAAGGCCACATCGCCCCGGACGCCCTCAGCCTCGCCTTCCTCCAGGAACATCTGGCAAAGCTGCTCCAGGGAGCAGCTGGTCAGCTGCGGGGCGGCGTTCTTGCTGCGGCAGTACAGGGCCATCTGCTGGGCCGTGGCCTGGGCCTTGCCCATGATCGCGGTCTTGCCCTCCGGCTTTTCCTCCGCCTTGATGCCGAAGTATTCTGCCAGCAGATCCGCCTCCATGACCGCCAGCTTTTCCAGGTTGGCATCCTCCAGCAGCCACCTCGTCGCGGCGGTGTTGGTATGGAAACTATGCTCGATCAGCATATAGTAGGGGGTACCCACCGCCCTGGCCCCGCGCAGGACGCCGTAGTATTCGCCCCCGGCGCTGTTCTTGCGGGTCGCGGTGCGGCCTGCCTGGTGGGTACCCATCAACGCCCCGATCTGCTTGGCCAGCTTGAGCGCCAGGCTGTCCACATCGTTCAGATTGTCGAAAGCCCGGTACACCACCGGATAGTCGATGTTCTCCGGGTTGCTGGCGGCGCTGCCCACCGCGTTGGAATGCAGCGAGATAAACACATCGCAGCCCTTGGAGGCGGTGCCTCGGTTGTAAACGCCAAGGTCTGTGCCGATGTCCGGCCTGGTGGTGATGACCTCAAAGCCCCGAGCCTCCAGCTGGGCCTTCAGCTTCAAGTGGAGCGCCCATGTCATCTCGCTCTCATAGTAGCTCTTTACCACCGGGCTGCGGTTGTACTTGCCAAAATGCCCGGCGTCCAGGCAAACCTTCATTTTACTCATCGTCCGATCCCTCCTCCTCGTCTGCGTGGTAGATAGGCTCCCCATCCACTTCGTTGATTTCCGGCTCCTGTGCCGGGGCGGTATCCACCGCCTGCGTGTTGTTCTTCTTTGCCATAATGCGGCTCCTCCTTAAAGGTTATATTTCCAGCGGCCTTTTGCCGCCAGATTGCTTAATTGTGCGTCGCGTCAAAATTCTCCCTGGCCCACCGGTTTCCGGTGGCGTACACGGCCCGCCTGGTGCGTTCTGCGGGGCTTTCCCGCCGCCCGGGGATGGAGGCCAGCGCCTCCATCATCCCGCAGGCCGGACAAATATCGGTAGTATTGTCGGCCCTGGAAAGGGCGGGCGGCTCGGTGTACTCCCTGCCGCAAAGCGGGCAGACCCGCGCTTGCTTGCTCATGGCCGCGCCCCCTTCCAAAAACGCCGCAGGGCGTTCCACGCGCTCCATGTGACGATATACCACACTTGCTCCAGATAGCCGACCCTTCTGTAACCCATCACGATCCCTCCTTTGCCTTCTCGCGCTGGAGGATCGCCTTGAGGCCCTCGATGACCTTCTCGCACTGCGCCGGTGTCAGCCATTCCAGGCGGTCAACATGGGTGACGCGCTTGACAAAGCCCTGGATGCGCTTGGGGTCGTCGTTCCAAC